TCAGTCCTCCTCGCCCTTTGACTTCGGCTCCAGGATCTCAACAGCCGGCTCCAGTTGGGCCACCTGAGGGACCTCCCCGATCGGCCTCTCTGTGTAGAAGATCTGCGGGTCCGTCCCCCTCAGGGCCGACTCCCCCCTCACCCAGAGGCGGGCACGGCTCGCCGGGACGACTTCCTCGGGAGTCACCTGGTAGGGCTCCTCGACGCCTAGCGGAACAAGCAGGTGTACGGGCGCAACGTCCAGGACCCGCGCGAGGGCCATGAACTCGACCACTGACACGCTCTGCCGCCGGCGCGTTTCCAGCTTGGTCACGGTTGCCCTATCCCACGGCACCCCCGCGGCCCGCAGCTTGTCGGCGAGCTCCTGCGCGGTGAAGCCCTTGCGCCCGCGGAGCTCCTTGACCCGGCGAGCGATGACGGCCACGGGTCCCTCAGTCTCGGCATGTTCCATGAGGGAACTTTATGCGCACCTTGCGGAACACGCAATGATGGTGCACGATCGCACACAACGAACTCTGACGGAACTCATTGTTCCCTCAGAGCACATTTCGATCTCGTGAGGTGCATGATGCCGAGGCCGCTGGCCACGACTCCCCAACTCGCAGAGCACTACGGCGTACCCGCCCAGACGATCCGCCGCTGGTACCAGACCCAGACCGTCATCGGCCCCCTGATGTTCCGCGCGGGCAAGTTCCTGCGGGCCCGCTGGGAGGACATCGAGGCCTACGACGCCGAGCAGGCGGGGAGGCGGCACGCCGCATGACCCAGAACGCAGAAACGCCCCGGGTCGTAGCCGGGGCGTTTCAGGAAGTCTCCGCTGAGGGCGGGCTCACTGCCACCGTAGCGCAGCTCCAGCGGCGCCGAGAAGCGGCCAGCAGGTGTGAGCCGCTGCACTGCGGACACCGCGACCCGCTCGACTGCGGCCCGACCTGCGTAACGGAATCCCCGCCGGCCGTCCTGCTCGCCGAACACGTCGAGCACATCCCCGCCGAAGACGCCGTCCAGTTGTGGGCCGAAGCCCGACAACTGTACTTCGCGGCCGACTTCCCCAAGTACGCCACCAAGGAGTGGAGACAGCTCCACCCCGACGACCCCCGACGGCTCGCCGGCGCCCTCGACGCCGCCGAGAACTGGCGCAAGTACGGCGACGAGGACGCGCTCATGCAGTGGTTCCTCGACGTCAACGCCACCCGCGAACCGCTGTGGTCCCGGCGCACCCTCGCCGAGCTCGACGCGCTCGCCAAACACCGTCGCCCCCACGACGTCATCGCTACCCCCGGCTGGCCGCCCATCCGGGTCCCCGGCACCGAGACGTGGCGCCACAACCTCGACGGCCGCCAAGTCGACCTCGACCACAACATCCCCCGACCCGCCCACCTCACCCCCGAGAGGAGGGCCGCGTGACCCACACCAACCTCGCGCGCCTCCCCATCCAGCCGCCACCCGAGGACGTGTGGAACGAGGAGGGCAGCTCCGAGAACCCCACACAGAAGCGGCTCGCCCAGCTCCAGAAGGCCCTCGTCACCTCTGCCGGCCTCGACGGCATCCCCGACCCGGTGCCTGTCATCGACGGCGTGCTCTACCTCGACTCGCTCGCCTGGCTGTACGGCAAGCCCGGCTCCGGTAAGTCGTTCGTCGCCCTCGACTGGGCGGGCTGCGTCGCCAACGGAATGCCCTGGCAGTACCGCGAGGCCGGACAGGGCCACCCGGTCCTGTACCTCGTCGCAGAGGGCGTCTCCGGCATCAAGCGCCGAGTCCGCGCATGGGAGTCCGCGTTCGGCATCCCCATGAACAACGTGACCTTCCTGCCGATCGCCGTACAGCTCCTCAACGGGATCGACCTCGCCGCGCTCCTGCTCCTCGTCGCCGAAATGAGGCCCCGACTCGTCGTCGTCGACACGCAGGCCCGCGTCACTGTCGGCGCTGACGAGAACAGCAACGGCGAGATGGGCCGCGTCGTCGCAGCCGCGGACCAGATCAGGGAAGCCTGCGGCGGATGCGTCCTCATGGTCCACCACTCCGGCAAGAACGGCCTCGACCTCCGCGGAGCATCCGCCTTCGAGGGAGCCGCCACCAGCATCATCAAGGTCACCAAAGACGGCGAGTACGTCGAGGTCCACAGCGACAAGCAGAAGGACGTCGAGGACTTCGACACCATCTTCCTGCGCATGGTGCCGGCGGAGAACTCGGTAGTGCTGCAGGGCCGCACGGGAAGCCCCGACGCGGAAGAGGCCAGCGGCAACGAGAAGAAGATCCTGGACGTCATGCGGAGCGCGTTCGCCAGCACCGCCGCGTCGGCTACCAACATCATCGACGTCTCCGGCGTCCCGAAGGCTTCGGTCTACAGGGCCATCGGGTCCTTGGTGGAGCGGCAGCAGCTGGTGAACGTCGGCACACCGAAGGCTGCACGGTACGCGCTGCCTGAGACCGCCACAAAGATGAACGCAGCGTGACGGCCGTGACTCTACGTAAGTCTCACGGTCTCACCGGGCAGGCAGTCTCACCCGTGATCTTGTCTCACGCGGTCTCATCGACCACCCCCCTTCTGACCTGCGAAGTCTCACGAGTCTCACGTGGGTCTCAGTTCCGGTCTCAGTCTCGTCTCGTCTCACCCCCCTATGGGGTGAGACGTGAGACAAGCCGCGAGACGTCTCACCGGCCCGGAGGCAGCCAGTGAAAGAGAAAGCACCCCCCGACGTCCTGGCTCTTGCTGCCGCTTACACCTGTGGCCACTGCAACAGCGACCCCGCCCGACTCACCCAAGACGAGTACGGCATTTGGCATCTCGCCATCGGCCATGACGAAGGCTGCCCGGTACTCACCAGGGCTGTATCCGACATCCCCGACACCCTGCGCGCCTTCAGGAGGACCCCGTGATCCCTGCCACCACCCCCTACGTCGCCCGGTACCGCCAGACCGTCGACCTCTCAGACGGCACCCAAGGCAGCTACACCACCGACCGGCCCGTCCTCGCCTGGAGCGACAGCGGCTACGCCCTCGTCGCTGCCGACGAGCGCGGCCAGCTCGTCCACGCCAACAGCTACAGCAACTTCACCGGAGTCGCGCCGGACGAACCGCACATCGTGTCCGCCCTCCCCGCCACCGGCTGGGGTGTTCAGTACCGGGACGACGATGGCACAACGTTCACCCTTCCCCTCGTCGCATGGCTGATCGAGTCCAGCGGTGAGTGCAGGCCCGTCACCGTCGACACGGACGGACTGACCGCCGACCCCCGACACGACTCCAACTTCGTGCGGCTCACCGAACCCAGCGAACAGGAGGCGGCAGCATGACCGACTTCCTCCCCGCCGGCCCTGGCTGGTACGTCCGCGAAACCGACGGCGAGACCGTCACCCTCGACCCGATCGTCGCCTGGGCGCCCGGCGTCGACACCGACGACGAGCCGATCCTGCTGCCGTTCGTCGGCGGCGGACCGCACTCGCCCGTTCTCCTCCTCACGGTCGAGAACCTGCAGGAGTGGGAGCGCACCGTCGTCTACCGCCCCAATCACGACCCCGGCGCCGACAGCAACAGGAGGAACCTGTGGTGACCGCCTTCCCTCCCCTCCACGAGTACGCGCTGGCGCACTCCTGCCCCACCTGCAAGGTGAAGCCGGGGGAGCCGTGCAGGGCGCCGCGGAAGGCAGCAGCGCTCGCGGCCAGGAACGGGCTGCGCGCCGAACTCGGCCTCGCGCCCATCGAGGACCCCGGCATCGCCCTCCACCTGGCCCGCCACGACGCGGGGCGCCGGCACTACCGGCGCGACGTCGTCGCCGCCCCGTGGCCCGAGGACCGGATCCCCGGCCAGCGGTACGACACGCTCGGAGGTGCGGCATGAGTGAGTCCCACGTCGAGCAGCAGGTCGCGGCTCGCATAGCGGCGGCCAAGGCAAAGGCGCAGCAGCAGAAGCGGCGCCGTGAGGAGCTGGCCGCCGCCCGCCACCGCGGGCTGCAGACACGGCACGCCACCAAGATGCGCCGCTGGAAGGACCAGCGGTGACGGCCCGCACGCGGCCCCGCTGCGCCGCCTGTGACCGGTCCCTCCCCAAGGGCCGGTACCGGCTGTGCGTCGCAGGCTGCGGCGCCCGCCTGTGTCGCACACCCCACATCCCGCGCTGTACCGACCTCCACGCCGGCCAGTGCCCCAAGTTCGAGCCCGCCCAGGGCTCCCTCATCACAGCCACCGAAGGAGACCAGTCATGAGCCGTGACCACGTCATGTCCGCGTACCAGCAGCAGCTCGACCGCATCCAGCGGAACCGCACCTACTCCGACCACGCGAAGAAGGTGCTGTCCGCGCAGGCCTACAAGAAGGTGCAGGCCGAGCTGGAGACCCTGCGCAAGGCGGAGCTGGACAGCGTCGCCCAGGAGCGCACCCGCCTTCAGCGGCGCATGTTCGGCGCCACGTCGCCGCTCTCCGACCCGAACGCCGTCATCGCCCGCCGCGACGCCAACGACCGGGCCGCCAAGCTCAACGACGCACGGGAGGCCGCAGACGCCCTGGAGCGGGCCGAACGCGACGGGGACACCGTCCTCGCCCAGGCCGTCGCCTCCCGGGCCGCCGAGTACGGGTGGGGCGACGTCGTCGGCAGCTACGCGGCCAGCCGGCCCGGGTTCTCCAGCGACGTCGAGGAGTGGAACCAGCTGCCCGACACCGAAGACTTCGCCTGGAAGTTCAGCCACACCGCCCAGTTCGTCGCCCCCACCCCGCCCGGTTTCGACGGCAGCCGCAGCTCGTCGCTCGACTGGTACGCGCAGCAGAGCCTCGACGACGAGCCCGCCCCCGCGGTGCCCTCGATCTTCGGCGGTGACGCCGCATGATGTTCATCGGCGCCAGGGTGCACGACGCGGACAGGGCCGTCACCGCGGCCGAGCGTCGCAAGCTGCCCGTACCCGACGAGGTGCGTGAAGCCCAGCTCATCCGGGCCGCCGTGTTCGACACCGCCCACCTGCCCGACCCCGAGCGGCCGGCACTGCCCGACACCGCGGCCGAGACGGCGGCAGTCATCCAGGCGCACGCCGAAGCGCTCCGCCTCGCCGACGTCACCCGCCGCGCCGCGAACCTGTTCGCCGAGGAGGCCGACGAGCGGTACGTCACGGCCGCCCGCGCGGCCGTCCCCGCCTGGATCGACGGCCTACAGAAGGAGTTCACCACCCTCGTCGGAGTCGTCACCAAGGCGGCGGCCAAGCTGCCCGAGTCCATCGCCCACGTCGACTCCAGTCGGCTGAACTGGAACAACCCCGTTCACGCGACCGCCTACAACAAGGCCGAAGGAGCAGTCGCCCAGCTCGAACAGCTCATCCACGACCGGGCCGACATCGTGAAGGTGGCCGGCGGAGACGGGGGCCGCGACAACGCCCTGTTCGCCGTCGCCCACTTCCCTGACCCGACCATCGAGCGGGTCATGGCCAACGACTGGCGACAGCTCCATCCCGTCCTGTCGACGTGGCGGGAACTCAAGAGCCAGCCCGTCGCACGCTGGGTGTACCTCGTGAGGCAGGGAGAGATGACGCTCAGCCTCGCGACACCGGGTGAGGTGAGGGAGAGGTCAGGTCAGGTCGAGCGGTGGCGGGACGCCGGTCACGCCCGCATGTCGGCGCAGTCCCTCAACGGCGGACGTGCGGCAGTGACTCACTACCTCGCGGGGACCGCGTGACCTACAGACTCGGCGTCAACGGCACTGCTCTCGATGACTCATGGTCGAGCGGCGGACCGATGGTGCGGCGCGTGCTACCTCCCGCTGCTCCAGCGTCGACGGCTCCGGCCGGCTCCCCACTCCAGCCGGCCGGAGCCACCCCCTCACTCCCTCCCCCTCCCCCCGGGGGGGAGGGGGTAAGGGCAGAGACAAGACGAAAGAACAAAGATCAAAGAACGAACTTCGAGATCAATCGAATCGATCAACGAAGCAAAGCAACATCAACAAGGCATTGAGCGAGCTGAGTAGACACGACGAGCCCGCGACATTCCCGGACGATCACGGGCCCGAGCGCGGCGCCGTTGAGCGCGACAGGCGAGACCAACGCCACCCCGAAACGGGCATAGGGGGCATACCCCCCATACCCCCTTCTCGGCTATCGGAGCCGTGTACACGCCGTCTGTGGCCCCACGTCTGGGGCTTTTGGATCTTGAGCAAGGAGGTACGCCATGGCTGGTCGAGGACCCGCCCCGAAGGACCCCCGGCGCCGTGCCGGCCACCGTAAGGACGCCCAACCGCAGACCGTTCTGCGCTTCGAGCAGGCCGAACCGCCCGAGCTGCCGACGCTCCGCGCCCGCCAGGGTGACGAGATGGTCGACGTGCCCTGGCCTGAGGCCACCCTGGAGTGGTGGGAGATGTGGAAGGCGTCGCCACAGGCGGAGCACTTCACCTCTACTGACTGGTCGTTCCTGCGTGATACGGCCCTGGTCCACGCCCGGCACTGGAACGGCGAGTCGACGGCCGGCGCCGAGCTCCGGCTGCGGGTGGCCAAGTTCGGCGCCACGCCTGAGGATCGGGCGAGGCTGCGCATGCAGTTCGCGCAGGCCGACGAGGCGGACTCCAAGCGCCCGCCCGGTACGGCTTCCGAGGAGCAGTTCGCGGACCTGAAGGTGCTGCCGGGGGGTGGTCCGGATGCCGTGGCGGGGGCCTAGATACCAGGGAGAGCTGCCGACGCTGGGGCATCAGGTCATCAACTGGATGCACTGCTACCTGGCCGCCCCGGACCGCTCGGAGTACGTGCCGTTCCGGCTGACCCGCGAGCAGGCGCAGTTCGTCCTGAACCTGTACGCGATCGACCCGCGGACGGGCCTGCGCCGCTACCGGCGCGCGGTCCTGTCCCGCCCGAAGGGGTGGGGGAAGTCGCCGCTGCTGGCCGCTCTCACGTGCGCGGAGGCCCTGGCGGACGTCGTCCCGGACGGCTGGGACGCGGACGGCGAGCCGGTGGGCCGCCCGTGGTCGTCGATACGGACGCCGTGGCTGCAGCTGGCCGCTGTGTCCGAGGATCAGACGAAGAACGCGTGGGGTCCGCTGCTGGAGATGCTGCGCGAGGGCCCGGTGCTGGACGCCTACCCGGGGGTCGAGCCGCTGGACTCGTTCGTCAGCCTGCCTCAGGGCCGCATCGAGTTCGTGACGTCGGCGGCCACGTCCCGAGAGGGCAACCGGCCGGTGTGGTGCGTGCTGGACCAGACTGAGGAGTGGCGCCAGTCGAACGGCGGGGTGAAGCTGGCCGCGACGCTGCGCCGGAACCTGGGCAAGACCGGGGGTACGTCGGTGGAGTCCCCGAACGCCTACATTCCCGGCGGCGGGTCTGTCGCGGAGTCGTCGGCGGAGTACTTCAAGCGGATCCGTGAGGGCCGTGCCCGCGACGAGGGCCTGCTGTACGACCACCGTGAGGCGCCGCCCGAGACGGACATGGCCGACCGGGATTCGCTGCTGGCCGGTCTGCTGCACGCCTACGGTGATTCGGCGGTCCCGGCCGGCGGGTGGGTGAACCTGGAGCGTATCGCCGCGGAGGTGTGGGACCCGGACACCGATCCGCAGGACGCCCGCCGCTTCTATCTCGGACAGATCACTCACGCATCCGACTCGTGGATCACTCAGCCGGAGTGGGCGGGTGTCGCAGACGTCGACAAGGTGGTGGGCGAGCGTGAGGCTATCGTCCTGGGCTTCGACGGGTCGAGGCGCCGCTCGAAGGGCGTCACGGACGCGACCGCGCTTGTGGGCTGCCGGGTCTCCGACGGCCACCTGTTCCTGCTGGGCTGCTGGGAGCAGCCGGACGGCCCTGAGGGCGAGAACTGGCAGGTGCCTGTCGTCGAGGTGCTGGCGGCCGTCGACGACGCGTTCAAGCGGTACCGGGTCGTCGGCATGTACGCCGACCCTGCCAAGTGGGAGTCCCACGTAGCCGCGTGGGAGGCAAAGCACGGCCGCCGGCTGAAGATGAAAGCCACCCTGCAGCACCCCATCGAGTGGTGGATGACGGGCGGCCGTGCGCACCTGATTGTCCGCGCGCTGGAGAAGTTCCGGTCGTCGGTGGTCGAGGGTGAGCTGTCGCACAGCGGATCCAGTGTGCTCACCCGGCATGTGCTGAACGCTCGCCGCCGCTCGTCGCGGGTGGGTGTGCAGATCGCGAAGGAGCACCCGGATTCGCCTCGGAAGATCGATGCCGCTGTCGCCGCGGTCCTGGCGTGGCAGTGCCGCGTCGACGCCCTGGCGAAAGGGCTGGGCAAGGAGACGGCGGGGGCCGCGGGTAAGGGCCGCGTCATCGTCCTGCGTTGACCATGAGGGAAGGAGGGCCCGCCGTGGCTTACAACTGGGGTACGTCGTCGAGGTCCAGCCGCCTGCCGGGCAACTGGCGGACGATCCGGGCCCGCGTGCTTGCCAGGGATCCCGAGTGCCAGATCTGCCGGGTACGGCCGAGCGTGATCGCCGACCATATCGAGGCGATGACCGATGACCACCGGCTCGAGGCCCTGCAAGGCGTGTGCGAGCCGTGTCACCGGGCGAAGACGTCAGCAGAGGCGAACGCAGCCCGAGCAGCCAGTCCTCGCCACGGCCAACGCCGCCCGCCGGAGACGCATCCTGGGCTACGGTGAAGCCCCCGCTGTCGTAGGCCGCTCGTACACTGCGCCGATGGACACAGGATGGATGGCCGTGTGGCCCGTGGCAGCGTTCTTCTTGGGTGGTCTGGCTACTCAGCTCACGGGCTGGCTGACGCACCGGCGCCAGCAGAAGGAACGCCAGCAGGATGCGGCGGCGGCTCTCCACGAGCGTCGGGAGACTTTCGAGCTGGAGCATCTGCAGCGACTCGCCGAGTCCTTGCAGGTGTTCGGCCGGTTGTCGGCGCGTGCTCACCACGCGGACATGATGGCGAGCCGTGAATCCCGCGTGTACGGCACTCAGCTTCTGGGCGATGACCTTGCTGAGGAGTTGAGAGTGGCAACTCAGGAGGTGCGGATGCTGGCGGGCCTGGTCCTGGACGACGGCCTGCGCGAGCAGGTGCTGACTGCCCGGTCGGCAGTTGCTCAGGTCAGCGGAATGCTGCGCGCGGACCCGAGTGACGCGGAGCGGGTGTTCATGTCCGGCATGGAGCAGCTCTCCAATGCGCAGGACCAGATAGCGGCCCGGATCCGAGAGATCTACCTGACCTCGACGGCTGCCCCGGTGTCTGCCCTTCGTGCATGATGGTCGGGTCATGACGCACGAAAGCCCCTGCCGCAACTCTCCTGCGGCAGGGGCTTCCTGCTGTCACACCTGGTGCGTCTTGGCCCAGTCGACCAGGGCCGACCAGGCGGCCGGCTGAAGCGGGATTCTGGCCCCCGCAGGCCGCTTGCTGTCCCGCACCAGGACACCGCCGGCGGGGCGGGCCCACTCGACACACGAACCGGAGTCCGTGAACGTCGACTTCACCCAGACGAGCTCATCATCAGTTCCGTGCACAGCGCTCTCCTCGCTGAGTCGATCATCTTCAGCGACTCCGTCTTACCGACGGCTGACGCCTGCAGGTGATCGTAAGCGTGCGCGTAGGCGGCGTTGTCCTCCGGGCGCGTGGAGATCACTGAGCCGGTCAGGGTCTCGACGAACACGACTCGCTGCGGGCCGACTTGGTAGCGGGTGAAAGCCCCGGTGAGCCCGGGGTGGCCGCCGGCACTGTCGGGCAGGATCTGGATCGTCACTGAGGGGCGGAGTGAAGCGATGTTCAGCAGATGCTCCAGCTGCTCGACGAGAACGGCTTTGTGGCCGAGCGGACGCCGCAAGACCTGCTCGTCGATGATGAACCAGGCACGCCGTCCCGAGCCGTAGCCGAGTGCGTCGATGCGCCGCGCCCTGGCCTCCGCACGGTCTGCCACCTGCTCTATGGGCAGTGCGGGGGCAGTGGTCTGGATGGCGTCTACGGCGTACTGGTAGGTCTGCAGCATGCCGGGGACGAGGGTGGGGTGCCATGCCTGGATGGAGTCTGCTGCACTCTCAAGCTGTGTGAGCCGGCTGATGTGGTCGGCTTGCGTGTCCTCGTTCGCGGCACGCCACAGGCCTGCTTTCGAGGGGTCTTTGGTGCCGCGGATCAGGTCTGCGGCTTCTTTGCGCGTCGGCATCGGCTCTCCTCCGATGGGCGGCTGATTGCCCGTCAACGCTACTCCTCGTAGTCTCGTGATCACATCGCTTGATCGGATTCAGTGGAAGCACGCGAGGCTCGAACCCGGGCATCTCGGGTGTGACAGAGCCCGTGACAAGGCGTTGACGTGTCACGGGCTCGAGGCCGTCTGTCACGGGGTCTGTCACGGGCTCGACCTGCGGTGTCACGGGCTTGTCACGCCCCAACTTGCCCCGGTATGCGGCCCTGCGCAGACCCTGCGCAAGGGGTGTGCGTTCAGAGCAGACCCTGCGCGCCGACGCGCAGCCTCCTCGCCGGATGCGCACCCTCCGTGCAGGGTGCCACCTGCCGATACGCACCCTCGCGCACCCGGACGCGCACCCACTATGCCCCGGTATGCGGGGCGGACGGCAGGGCGGACAGGCCCCGGACGAGCCCGGACGCGTCCGCCGGCCGTCCGGGGTGCAGACCGGGGCAAGTCGGGTGCTCAGAGGGTGCTATCCGGGTGCTCGCGACTGCTAGACCGCAGGTCAGAGCTGCTCAGCCAACTGCTCAGCGCTGCTAGAGCGCGGGGCCTGAGCAGCCCGATAGCAGCACCCTGAGCAGCTGTGACCTGCGACTTAGCAGCGCTGAGCAGCTGGATAGCACCCGGTTTGTACCCGTCTATGGCCCGTCTTGGACCCGTCTAGTCGGCGGCCCGCGGCGAGCCGTAGACGGGTCATAGCCGGGTGCTAGACGCCCCGAAGACGGCCGGCAGCCGGGTGTCAGCCGGCCGGTGTCAGTCGCGCGCGCACGCGCATGACCTATAGCGACGGGCCGCCGCGGGGCTCTGACACCCGGTCTGACACCGGTTCTGACTGTCAGAGGTGTCAGAACGGTGTCACCGCAGGTCAGGAGGGTGTCAGAGGGCGGGGGTTCGGGTCGCACCGAAGCGCCCCGCCTACCGTTCCTGGTTGCATCAGGGGCGGGCGACGGGGCGTTGGGAGGGGGTCGCTACTACCGACCCCCCGGGGGGTTTTCCTGGGATCGCAGGACTACCGGCGGCGTCGCTCGTTCTCGGCGGCGGCCAGCTTCTCCCGCAGGTCGGCGACGCCGGCCCGGTACGTGTCGAGGCGGGCGAGCAGCTGGTCGAGGCCGCGGACGTCCAGCTCGATGCCGTCGCCGTTGTACTCGGAGTACTGCAGCCACACGAGGGCCGCGTCCGGGGTCCGCTCGGTGGAGTGCAGCCGCAGCCGCAGGTCGAGGAGCGGGACGATCGGGCCGCGGTAGTTGCGGTCACGGTCGCGCGGCGGTGCCAGCTCGAGCGGCTCCGCCTCGTGGAACGTGTCATCCGCGTGGTCGCCCTCGTACTCGTGGTCGATGACGCACCACTCGGGGCACTGGATGGTGGCGACGGCTCCGCCAAGGGTGGGTCCGGTGTACGTCTTCACGGTCAGATCTCCTTCGGGGCGTACAGCGGGTAGGCGCGGTCGACGGCGCGGTACTCGGCCTGGATCTGCTCTCGGATGGACGGGTCGTCGAGGAGGTCGGGGAAGTCGCGGGCGTAGTCCTGGAGGAGGTTCCAGCTGTGGTTGGCGAGGCCCGCCTCGACGGCCTCGCGGATGTCCTCGACGGTCCACGTGTCCGGGTGCTCGTCGTCGTGGGATCCGCCGATGAGGTCGAAGGCGACGGCGAGCATGTCGCGGGTCATGGCGACCTGGAGGGTGATGACGGCGCGCGGCTCGTCGTCGGGCCCCGTGGCGCCCCACAGGTTGGTGGGCGGCAGGGCCGGCGGGAGGTCGAGGGTGTGGGCGCTGTCGACGGTGTAGAGGGTCATGGGAACGTCTCCTCGGAGTGTTACCGGAGGCCGCTACAGGCCAAGTGGGTATTGGGCCGTGGGGGCCTCCGACCCCTTGGGGGGAAAGGGCTCGGAGGCCTTGTGAAGATTGGGCCGCAGTCCTTGTGAGAATTGGGCGGGCGGCCAAGGGGGGGGAGCTGTCTCCCACCCCTTGGGGGGATTGGGCGGTGCCGCCTTCGGGGCGCCCCGAACCCGCATGGGGCAGAGCCCCACAGAGGTCCGTTGCTCAGAGGGCAACGGTTGCCGTCGAGGGCCGGGGGGAGATCGGAAACGACCTGCGGCGATGAGAGGGTCACTTGTGGAACGAGCTGCGCGGACGGGCCCTCACTTGGATCGCACGCTGGGCGTTCGTCGCCCTCTCACGCCGCCGGGGTCGATGGGATTCGACCTGCCGTTTCGACCCCGGCGGGAGAGGGGGCATTTGAGGAGCACGCTGGGCGTTCGCCCCCCTCCCGGGGGAGGGGGACTTGGGTAGCACGCTGCAGCGATGCGGACCCTTTTGGGATTCGACCAGCGGCTACGCGGCGAGCCCGCAGGCCCTCTGCCACTCGACGCCGTGACGCACGTTCCGCAGGACGAGGACGGCCACCGTCCACGGCAGCGCGTCCGCCTTCGCGTTGTTGCACGGGCCGCACGCGAGGACGAGGTTCCGCTGCCGCCACGTCCGCCAGATCGCCCGGGGGATGTAGTGGTCGAACGTGGGCCGCTCGTCCTCGGTGAACGGCCGGCGGCAGTAGAAGCAGGCGCCGCCGTCGCGGGCGAGGAGGTTCGCCCGGATCCGATTCATCGTCTCGGGCTTGGGTCGGCCGCGGCTCATTCCCCGACCCGCCCGTCCCGCGCCACGCGCTGCAGGAGGAGACGGCACAGCCGCGCCCCGCACAGGTCGCCGCGCGCCTCACAGGCCGCGAGGCAGGCGAACGCGTCCGCGATCGAGGGAAGGGGCCGGGCCGCCGCCGCGACCCGCCCGACAGCCGCCTGTTCGGTCGGCCGGCGGACCAGAGTCGCGCTCACGACTCGCCCCCGTCCACGTCGAAGATGAGCGACGTCGGGGTGTCGGAGCCCTGCCAGCAGAAGAAGTACGTGAGCCACGCCTCCGACAGCTTCAACAGGGCCCGCTGGTACGCCGCGGACTCCTCCCGCAGCCACCGCTCGTTCCTCGGCCGGTAGTAGCTCTCCGCCGGCATCTCGCGGAGCTCAGCGCGCTTCCTCTCCAGCTGCCGCTTCCAGTCGGTGAGGACCGGCAGCAGCGTCCGGATGTAGTCGTCCGGGGCGTCGTCGTACCCGTCGGGGCCCATCTCGAGGTCCCACAGCTTGCCGTAGGACACCTCGTCGAACAGGCGGGCCTTCATGTCCCAGCTCATCGCTGCACCTCCAGGGCGGCCAGCTTGCGGGCCAGGTGGCGCATCGTGGCCGCGTGCTCGACCAGCAGGGCCGCGGCGACGTCCAGGCCCCGGGAGTTCAGGGCGTGGACCTCCTCGTCGACCTTGACCAACGCGTGCACCTGCGGCGCCGACGGGGAGAACGGCCGCTGCACCAGAGACACCCCGAGGACGTCAACGAGGTCGTGGCACAGCGTCGGAATCCCCGTCGCCTCCTCCTCGCTGGCGTGCTCGATGTCCGAGCGGTACCCGCCCTCCGTGTGGAAGCCGCGGCACCACTCCGGCTCCGGCAGCGTCACCGCCCCGTGGTCGCGGGTCTCGACCGTCACCATGCCGTCGACGACCGGGGACCGGCGGGCCACGTACAGCGGCTCCTCGGTGTCCAGCGGCCACGTGCGGCCCAGAACGTCCCGGTGCCGCGCGTGGGAGGCGCGATTGTTGATGCACGGGAAGTTGGGGTAGCCCGGCTGCGGCGCGGCGCACACGGCCAGGTCGCCCTCCAGGGCGCCCTTGTGCCAGTCCAGCAGCGCGTCGGGGATCCCCTCCAGAGGGTCACGCTCGCTCATCGCTGCGCCTGCTTCTGGTACGCGGCGCGGACGGAGATCAGCTCGGCGTGCATGGCGCGCATCTCGTCGAGGCGGCCCTGCAGCGTGTTGATGACCGTGGCGAACCCGTCGGCGTCCAGGCCCTCGATCCAGGCGTCGCTCATGACCTCGAGGTCGATGTGCGGCAGGCGCTGGGCGAGACGGCGGTCGAACGGGTCGACGTTCAGCGTGACCCGGAGGACGGACAGCTCCTCCGGGTTACCGCTGTCGTTGATGGGGAGGGTCACGTCGTCCGTCGCGCGGTGGCACCACACGTCCTCGGCGACGGCCTGGCCGGCGGCGACGTCGTCGTGGCGGTCGACGCAGCCCGGCATGCAGGTGAACGTCATCTCCTGGCCGGTCTCCCGGTCGGCGAACGTCCACGAGCGGGGCGCGGTGACCGGAACGCTGTGCCGGTCACGGGCGGCCGTCTGACGGCCGATGCGGAGTGCGCTGGGCAGAGACGCCAGCAGCCTGTGGGCAGCACGCTGTACGGTGATGCTCATGGTTCGCTCCCTTTGCGGAGGGTCGATACCTAGGCCTCGAGTCCGGTGTTAGCGCACCGGCCGGGGCCGCCCCCATTTCCGGGGGCCGATGAGGACAACCGTAGGGAACGCGATGTTCCCTGTCAACGCGTCTCTACCTAGTCATTCATGGCACCGAGGAGTAACCTCATGTTCCATGATGACGAATGCGACACTGACCTGCATGGACAAGGGATCCCTGCAGTACATCGCCGGCCGCTTCAGAGAAGCCGAGACGCGCGCCGAGTTCCTGCGCATCGAGCTGGCGGAGGCGATCCGGCAGGCGGACCGCGAGGATCTGCCCCAGAAGGACATCTGCGAGGCCACCGGCTACACCCGCCAGCAGGTCCGCCGAATCGTGAAGGCCGCCGCTACGGATAGCGACGACCCCCAGTCCGCAGACAGTCCGCGACATGATGAGGCATGACGGACTACAACAGCCTATGACGGAACACAAAACTTGCAGGTCAGAGGCCTCGCTCGCTGAATGGCGAGGTCACTGAACACCCGCACGAGTTCGAGCTCTACTTCGACCTCTAGGCAGAGGTCCCTCGGGACGTCACCCCAAGCCGTCGGCCGTGTTCTTCCTCTCGAGGAAGAACACGGCCGACGGCCGTTTCCGGGACCTCTAGGTGGTCTCGGACACGGTGGGTTCAGGGACCCGCCACTCGTACCGGTAGCGTTCCTCGGGCGGCAAGCCGACCCGGCCGACAGGACCGAACGACTTCACGAGATAGCCGAACACCTGTAGCTGAGCTTCCTCAGAGATCTCATGCCAGGTCTCCGGCGTCACGGTCATCACCTCTCGCATCAATGAGGCATCCGATTCCGCCTCCAGCATCGCGATGCGGTCCTCGCGGTCCATCGTCTCGTCGGCACGCATCGCGGCGATCGACCTCTGAAGCAGATTGGGCTCGACCGCGAGCCGCAGGAGCATCAGGTCGCAGCCGCGCCGATAGGCCGTGTGCATGTCGACGGCCTCCTGGTTGGGATAGTGGTAGCCGTACGGGGCCCCTTCCTCGGCGCCGAAGTAGTCGCCCTTGAGGGTCTTCAGCAACGCACGCAGGGCGAGTTCGACACCGTTCTCCTCGACGAGGCGCAGGCCGAGCCGCACCCACTCGTCCTCCGTCATCATCGGCTCGTGGGGCACGGTGAGCGAGGGATGGATCTCGATGGCGTTGAAGGGATTGATCATCATGCCGAGAACGGCCTCAGGGGTCCACCGGCCGTCGTCGGTGCCCCAGCCCTGTGACAGGCCCAGTTCCCGAGCCGACTGGTAACCGCCGGACTCGCCCTCTCGTATCGCGCGCCACAGCTTCAGGAACCGTGCCACCTCTGCGACCGGGTCGCGTGGCGGACCGACGCAGGCGATCGCCAGCACTTCGACGATCGACTGCACGGTCTCCCATCGCGGGACCGTCAGTCCCTTGAGCGCGGCGCGGACGCCCTCGTGGCTCACGACCGCGGGATGCTCACCCTCCTCGATGAGGCTGCTGATCCTCCGCATGCTGGGCCGACCGGCCGCGCGATGGAGCTCCTCCAGGGCCAGCACCATGTCCTGGTGCGCCGGATTGGGTGGGGTGGTGGGGGTGATGGCCACGGTGCGGCGGATCCCTTCTGCCGTGCGTCAGCAGCTGTCAGATGGCGTCAGGAGCTTAGAAGTCGCTGGCAACCCCGCGCGTGTCAGATTCCGCCAACTTCCCCGTGCAGACCGTCAGGCGGCGGCAAGTGGCCCGAGCGGCGTCGCAGCATGGAGCCAGCGCCGTGATCGAACCGGTGTGTTCTCCGAGGAGTCGAGCCCCTGTGCATATCCCTGCCTACGCCCGTGCCGTGATCCGGGCCGCGCTGCCGACCCTGCCGACGTCCCGGCACGTGGGCGCCGTCGACTGCTGTCTCTGCGACGAGCCGTTCGAGGGCCGGCCGATCGTGCCGCTCGGTCCGACGCCGGAGTCGGGGCTGTTCGGCTGCCGAGACTGTCTGAAGCGACTGGTGACCCAGGCGCGCAGGACCCGGGACGGCGCGCTCGTAGGCGACGCGGAACGCGCGCGGGCCGAGTCGGCGGAGTGGGAGTCGGCGCTGACGCGGCACCTCGCCCGCCTCGACCGGGTACGCGAGGCGGCCGAGGCTGTGGCCCGGCTGGTCGCTGACGAGGAGACGGCCGCGCTGCGGGTCGCATGGTTCCTCGTCTCCCTGGAGTCGGCGTACGCCTGGCTGCCGGAGCCGCCCGAACCGCCGCCGTCGGTGGGCGGGGAGGCCACGGAGCTCAGGGACAGGGCGTTCCGGCTCGACCTGGCGATGGTCTCGGCACGCGAGGCGGTGGCCGAGCGGCTGTCCTATCACGTCCTCAACGAGGCTCAGGGCGAGGAACCGGAGATGTGCGAGGAGTTCGAGTGTCCCCCAGGCTGCTCGGGTCGTCACGACAGCTCGCACATCGACTGTGGCCCGGACGCCGTCTTCGACGACCTGGAGGAGCACGGGATCAGCCTGCAGAAGCCCGAGCCGGAGCCGCTGGCGCCCACCCTGCGGGCACTGATGGAACGGATGCCGGCACCGGAGTCCTCGGAAGCGGAACCGTCGCAGTCGCAGTCGCAGTCGCAGTCGCAGTCGCAGTCGCAGTCGGGAGCGTCGCCGGAGGGGCCGCCTGCGGATGCACGTATGCAGAACCTGGTGGAGGGTTCGCGGGCCGTACTCGCCCACTTCGGGCTCGCGACGGACGACGGCGAGGTGCTGTTGAGTGCCGCGGCGGTCGGCCTGGTCCTCGATGCATGGCGCGAGGGCCCACTGGACGAGATCCACGCGCACGAGGAGGGCCCTAGTGACGGCGAGATCCTCGCGCAGGGCGTCGAATTGTACCGCCGGGCGAGAAAGGCACTGCTGGCCGCACGGGACGAAGGCCCCGAGGCCCTCTCCGCCTTCGTGGCGGTCGCCGCAGACACACGGCTGCGCTGGGCCGGCGACTCTGCGTTCATACTGCGGCGGGTGACGGGGGAGCCGGACGACGGCCTCGTGACGGAGTTCGTCCGGCACCTCGACAACCGGGTCTGGTACACGGCCGAGGTGATGCGGTCGGCGGGCTGGCGCGGGGCGTTGCTGCACCGTGCCGCTTCGGCGGTGTGGAAGGCGCCCACGCACTTCGGCATGCCGGCCTGGCCGTCCGTGGTCGATGCTGTGATCACCCGGCTGTCCAGACTCGATCGGACCGGCGCTCCCGAGCCCCTGGCCGACCTCGACGCGGTGGAGCGCGCCCTGCGCGAGGCGCCGGACCGGCTCGGCGTGACGGCGCTCGACTGGATGGCGCAGCGTGGACTCCTCCACGAGCCTCTGCCGGAGGTCGTGGCGTGA